ATAAGCGCGGGTTCAAGTTGCACATGAGTGCGGTGACTATCGATTCATCGGATGGCCAGACCTCCGATCAAGTCTATGACTGGGTTAAAAAGCAACAGCGAAAAGGCCGCAAGGTCATGGCCGGTAAAGGCGATAGCCATGATCAGGGTAAGCGGGAGATTTTTACCAAGCCGCGCGCCATTGACACTAAAGGCAAAAACAATACTAAGTCAGACCGCCATGGTGTTCAGGTCTATATGGTTGGCACGCACAAAGCTAAAGACCTGCTGATCGGTGAGAAGGGGCGATACACGTTAAGCGGTAATGGCCCTGGGCGTAGACACTGGTACAAGAGTGTTCGCGACGACTTTCTGGCTCAGACTTTTTCTGAGATCAAAGCGCCGAATAAAAAGTATCGCGGCAAGCTTACCTGGCAGCATAAGTCGGGCGTGCCTAATGAGGGGTGTGACTGTGATGTGTATGCCCTGCATGCATCGCGCAGCCTGCACCTGCATCGCAAGCCGTTGTCCTGGTGGGAGGCCCTAGAGGCCAGATTGATGCAGACGGATTTATTCAGCACTACAGAACAACCTAGCTCAAACGCAAGTAATCACAAAACGCAAAGCCGCGCAGATAATGCGCGCAAATTGAACGGATAACTATGGCTACAGAATGCGAAACAAGTCTGGCTAAGTTTAAAGCCGCTCTGGATGCATTGGATCTTGGTGAGCAGGTAGTGAGCGTATCCCGTAATGGCACCACGGTTAGTTATACGCCGGCTACCAGAGAGACCCTGGTTAAGCGTATCCAGGAGTTGCAGGTCGAGTGTGGAACGTCCGTGAATAGTAACGGTCTGTCTAACTCGCGTCGCGGCCCCATTATGTTCAGAGGGTAAATTATGCAAGCAAGCATTAATCAGAAGCCGACTATCGAGGGTGTTTTGGTTGACCTTCAGGGGCGACCACTTGCTGACGCCAACAGCGGGGGCAATCGTGGGGCTCGCGCGGAACGTGAGATGATGGGCTGGAACCCGCCGTTGCGATCTGCTGACGCAGACTTGTTGCCAGATGTTAAGACATTAATGGCGCGTTCGAACGACCTGCAGAGCAATTACCCAATGGCGTCTGGTGGGATCCAGATTCATCTGGACAATATTATCGGTGCTGGACTGCGCCTCTCTGCTAAGCCTGATTATCGCGCGCTTGGCCAGGATGCAGATTGGGCAGCGGCTTGGTCGCGTGAGGTAGAGGCAAAGTTTCGGACTTATGCTGAGGATATAGGTTGCTATATTGATGCCTGCCGCCGCCTCACCTGGGGCAGCTTGCTCGGCCTTGCCTATCGTCAGTTTCTGGTTGCTGGAGACATAACAGCAACCGCAGAATGGCTACCGAACCGGGGCGGTCGTTACGCAACTGCTATTCAGATGATTGACCCTGCACGGATGTGCAATCCTAACGGCATGATGGATACGCACCGCCTTCGGGGCGGCGTCGAAATGGATGCGATCGGTGCGCCGATACGTCACCATATACGATCGGCACTGCAGAGCGATAGTCGTTATGGGTCGGACACCTATTCATGGAAGGCAGTGCCACGTGAAACAAAATGGGGTCGCCGTCAGTTCATCCATATTTTTGAGTCGGAGCGCGCCGGACAGACGCGCGGTAAGAGCGGCTTAGCCACGATCATTGCGAACAGCTTTAAGCTTGGGCGCTTTCAGGATATCAGCATGGAGGCGGCCACGGTCAACGCAATGTATGCCGCCGTTATCGAGACTGATTACAACTATGCCCAGGCGGCAGAGCTGCTCGGTAAAGATGACATGCTTGAAGTGGCCGATGGCATGGTGTCTGGCAAGGCCGATTATCATAGTGCCGCCACCGTTAAAATGGATGGCGTCAAGATCCCTCATCTTTACCCAGGTGAAAGCCTTAACTTTACACCATCGAATAACCCGGGCCCGAACTTCGCGGAGTTTGAAAAGTCGTTTCTCCGGCAATTGGCATCTGGATGGAACCTCACCTATGAGCAGCTGGCTCGGGACTATTCAGAGACAAACTATTCAGGTGCGCGTGCCGGGCTGATGGAAACGTGGAAGTTCTTCTCATCGCGACGCGAGCTGATTGGTGGGCGCTTTGCTTCAGAAATCTACACGCTCTGGTTGGAAGAGGCGATCGACAAGGGCGATGTTGAATTGCCGCCGGGCGCGCCGGATTTCTACGACGCCAAGGCGGCCTATACCCGTTGTCGCTGGATTGGTCCAGGCAAGGGAAATATCGACCCACTTAAAGAAGCCAAGGGCGACGAGCTGGAAATGGACATGAACACCCTCACGCTTGAGGACGCCTGTGCTAGTCGTGGTCGTGATTGGGAAGAAAATCTGGAGCAGATAGCCAGGGAGAAACAAAAGATGGGGTCGCTAGGCCTGACTCGCGACGACGTACGCGGTTACATGGCGCCAGAGCAGGCGCAACAGGATCAACAGGAATAATTGGAGACCATAATGCGCTACCCACAAATTGCCAGCCGTATTTTTAATACGCCGCTTCTGATACATCCTCAAAAATTGGACGCCATCATTGCTGGCCTCAGCCCGCGCTTTGGAATTGAGGTTAATGCTGATGCCCCGATTCCGTCGATGTTCACCGTTCAGAAAGGCGAGCGGAAAAAACCGGGTTACAGCGTGATTAGCAGCGTTGCCGTCATCGATGTATTTGGTGCCCTGGTTCACCGCAGCCGAATGGATGCTGACTCAACCTTTTTGCTGGGGTATCAGGAAGTCATGCGCCAGTTTCAGGCCGCCCAGGATGATCGCACTGTTGAGTCTGTTGTGATGAACTTCGATACGCCGGGCGGCGAAGTAGCCGGTGCCTTTGATGCTGCGGACATGATCTATCAGGCGCGTGGCAACAAGCCCATACACTCTATTGTTAGCGACATGGCCGCCTCTGCTGGCTACCTGTTGGCTAGTGCAGGTGACACGGTTACCGTAACACAGACTGGATTTACAGGTTCCATAGGCGTGGTAATGCGTCATGCTGACTGGTCCGTTGCTTTTGATAATGCCGGCATCAACGTTACACATATATTCGCAGGTGACCGCAAGATCGACGGTAACCCATACGAGGCGTTGCCGGAAGATGTGCGCGCCCGATTCCAGGAAGAAATCGACACGCTCTACGGTATGTTTGTTGATGCTGTTGCGCGCCATCGAGATATGAGCGCTGAAGATATCCAGAAAACAGAAGCGGCGGTCTACATGGGCGCTGCCGGGGTGAAGGTCGGGCTGGCTGATGAAGTTGGTACGCCCGACGAAGTGATTTCCCGCCTCGCGGCAGGAAAGGGTGGCGCGGCTTCGCGTCAATTTTTAGAAACAAAAAATACGGAGACAGTTATGTCAAACGAAAACGATGACCTGAAAGGCGCTGAGAGTACTACTACCAGCGAAGCCGCGCAGGCCAGCAGCAGCGAAGCCGAGACCATCGACTCATCGGATATCGCTGCGAAGGCAGGCAAGGACGAGCGGACGCGTATTAGCGCAATCATTAACCACGAAGAAGCCGAGGGCCGCGCCGACCTGGCGAACCATCTTGCCATGGAAACAGATGTATCTGTCGACCAGGCAGTGGCTACGCTCAAGGCATCACCAAAGGCGGATGCAGCGGCCAAGCCTAATAAGCTTGATCAGGCAATGGCGTCTACTGAGCAGCCGGAAATTGGCGCAGAAGGTAACGATGGCATCGAAGGTGATGCATCTGCAGGTATTCTCGCCAATTACCAGAAGGCCGGCGGTCGTTCGGTTAAGAAGTAATACTGAGTAATCATCGCGGTCAGAGCGCGGACCATTCATTTAATTTAAGGAAGGCTTATCATGACTCTTGCAAGTAGCGGTACCGAGGCTTATACCCCGGACAATTTAATCGCCGGCGACAATCCGGCTCCGGCCACAGACGTAGGCACGTTGATCACCGGCCAAAACCTGGTGCGCGGCGCAGTACTCGGGCGCATCACTGCCAGCGGAAAATTTACAGAGTGCAATAACGGCGCGGTTGATGGTAGCGAGGTAGTGGTCGGGATTCTGGTACACGATATTGATGCAACAGCGGCAGATAAAGCCTGTCAGGTGTATGTCGGTGGTGTGTTCCATGAAGACGAGCTGACCTGGCATGCATCTTTCAACACGCAGGCCGAGAAGGACGCCGCATTCGACGGCACACCTATCACCACTCGCTAATACAGCGTGTTTTAGTCAATAGCAATACCGTTTACCAAACTTTAATTGAGGAGTAATACCCCATGGCTATCACAGTCTACGACACCAGCACGCTATTAGGCGTGGTGCGTGAGTTCGATCCGTTTAACCCGTTCTTGCTGCAGATGTTCTTTCCGGATATTGTCACATTCAATACCGAAGAGATTGACTTCGATGTGCTCGCAGAAGACATGACTCTGGCGCCATTCGTGTCACCACTGGTGGCCGGTAAGGCAGACAAGCAGAACGGCGGTACGTTGCGCAAGTTCAAGCCAGCCTATGTCAAACCAAAGAACGTGGTTGATCCTAATCATGTTATGAAGCGCCGCGCCGGCGAAGCTATTGGTGGCAGCCTGTCACCTGCTCAGCGACGTGACGCGATTATTGCTGATCTGCTATATATGCAGGGCCGTAAGATCACTCGGCGCATGGAGTGGATGGCTGCGCAGGTGATGTTGACCGGTAAGGTCACAGTTTCTGGCGAAGACTACCCGACTGTTGAGGTGGACTTCCAGCGCGACGCAGGAAATACCATTACATTGACGGGCTTGAATGTCTGGTCTGATACCGCGAACGCGGATCCGCTGGGTGATATCGAGTCCTGGAATGGTCTGTCTGAGGCCCCAATCACGGATTTGATTATGGATTCAGGGGCTTTTGCGAGCCTTATCAAGTTCCAGGAAGTGAAGGACCTTCTGAATACGCGCCGTGGTGATAATAGCTCAATACAGCTGGGCCCGGATAACGAGAAGTGGGTTTCCTTTAAGGGTTTTCTTGGTTCCTACCGTGTGTGGGTTTATCAGGGTTTCTACAAGGACTCTGCTGGCGCCAAGCAGAACTTCATCCCGGCTAACACTGTAATCGCAGCCTCTGCGGCGGTGGAAGGTATCCGGGCTCATGGCGCAATCCTTGATCCGGAAGCCGGTTATCAGGAAATGGAAATGTTTCCGAAAAACTGGATCAGCCAGGATCCTGCAGCTGACTATATAATGACGCAGTCTGCACCATTGTCAGTACCGCTTCGTCCGAACGCGGTTGTAGCAGTAACGGTCGGTTAATCATTAGCTGGCTAGTAGATGGGCCGCGTTCTGTGGCCCATCTTTTTCAATAAATTATTTCAATAAGCTATTAAGAGGATGCTGTCATGGCGAAGAAGTTGATATTGAGTGGCGCTATTGTCGCCACCGTAAAAGAAGAGCGTGTCACTGTCGAGCCGGGCACTGTTATCAGTCTGCCCGACAAGAAATACGGCCTAAAAGGAAAGGATGTTGACCGAATCGTCGACTCCGGTAATGGTCGCATTGAAGATACCAAGGCCGACAAACCTGCTGCTAATACTGGCGGTGAAGGCGGTGAAGGCGGTGAAGGCGGTGAAGGTGGTGAAGGTGGTGAAGGTGGTGGTTAAGCCTGGCTTGTAGGTTTACCAATTAATCTGTCGGATAGAAAAGCAGGGCTGGTTATCCGGCCCTGCTTTTATTTAGGAAAAACGATGCCAGCGAAAGGTGATGACATAGATGTAGCGGTTAATGCGGCAGCAGAGAGCCACGTGTACCTCGATACCGTGTTAATAACCCCAAAGGGGTACCCGCACCCATCAACCAAGACGCTGACCCTGCAGGGCTCATTCAGCAACGAATATTTTGACGCGTCCGGAATGGCAACCAGCCAGCCGAATGTCGAGTTGTTAACCATGCACCTGGCGGATATTGCCAAAGGGGCCCTGGTTACGATTAAAGGAATTAAATACATTGTCACCGAGGTTCAGCCCGACGGCGGTGGCAGTACGCTGCTGATATTGCAGTTCGCCTGATTGTGCTTGATCTTAATGTCCAGGCCGACGTTCGTGAGGTCGAGCGTATGCTGTCGAAGACGCAGCGATCGATTATTCCCAAGGCCACGACCAGCACCTTAAACAAGGTAGCGGTTAGTGTGCAGAAAGAAGCAACAAAACTGATCGCGAAAGACATCGGCCTCACCCAGAAAGAGGTGCGCAAGCATCTTAATATTTATAAGGCCAGCTGGCGCAACCTGTCCAGCAGTATTACGGCCAAGGGTACTCGCATTCCGCTGGGTAAGCTTGGGCCTCGACAACTCAAGCGTGGCGGTGTGACCTATAAAGGCCGTGGCGGGGTACGAAAGAAGTTGCCTGGTGCGTTCGTTGCGACCATGAATAGCGGTCACAAGGGTGTGTACAAGCGTGCTGGGAAAAAGAGGCTGCCAATCATCGAGCGGTTTGGTGCATCCATACCACATGTATTTATTCAAGAGCGGATCGACAAGGCTATGCACATAGTTGCCAAGCAGCGCTGGGGCAAAGTGTGGCCACATGAAGTGCGCTTTCGATTACAAAAGGCGGGGTATTCCT